GAAACTAGTCAGCTGTTCGTTACCGAAATTTGAAATAAATAACTAAACGGAGAGATCTTAAGAAATGGCAATCTTATTCCCAGATACCGCTGGTCAACTAACAGACGGTTCATTTACACATACCGAAGGTGGTTTAACCTGGATCTGGAATGGAACCAGTTGGAGATCTAGTGGCGGAACTCTTGATACATATGTGCTGCCCACAGCAAGCACTTCTGTATTGGGTGGTGTCAAAGTAGATGGAACTACCGTCACTATCAGCAACGGTGTAATTAGCTCCGCTGGAGGCGGTGGTGGCGGTGGTGGAGGCACCAGTCTAGGAAGTAGACAAGCATTTAATAACTCTACTAGCAGTGGTCATGCTACCGATGCAGCAGAAAATATTACTATCACTGCATACAAAGGATACGCACTTTACAAGATCGAAGTATCAGAACCTGCATGGGTTACCTTGTATGTAAGTTCTGCAGCTAGAACGGCAGATGCAAGTCGCCCCATTACCTTGGATCCTACTCCTGGCAGTGGCGTGATCGCAGAAGCAATTACACAAGCATCATCAGAGACTGTTTTATTCACTCCTGCAGTGATTGGATTCAATGATGACGCCACACCAAGCACAAACGTTTATCTAAAAGTTGTAAATAGAAGCGGAACTACACAATCTATTAACGTAGAACTAACGGTAACCCAGCTAGAGGCATAAAATGGCGAAGGTATTATTAGATGTAATTCTTGTAGAGGGAACTGATAAACAAGAATTCGTAGATAGCTTCAATGCCGAAACTGAAGCAGACTGGTGGAATATGCTAGGCAGTATGCCTAGTCTGCTTGTTATGAACGTTGAGGAAGATTATGTAGAGACCTTCCGTTCACATTCTTCAGTTGTCCAAGCAACAGAAATTCCAGAAGCATTTGAAGCATCCACGCCACCTTCAGTGGAGGGGATGACAAAATGGTTTACTTCTAGTACAAGTTCTGCTCACAGAAATCCATCTGGAGATGGAGCTGATAATGCTCCAGTACAATTCATCTACGATGCCAATCAAATTCTACCAACTGATATCGCTGGGACACCTATCAGTGTAGGAAGAGATGACGATTCTTTTTCCACAGGAAAAGCAGAAACAATTTATCAAAGGTGGACAGGAAAGCACGTTGATATCGTAACTCTGGAAGTAGGACCAATATCATCTTCTTATAATGGTCTACATGATACTCATCCAGACTTTCAAAAGTTAGCGAGTGAAGACGACTCTCACGAGAGATCAGATCCTTATTGGTATCAGTGTACAGCACATCCCAATATGAAGAATACCATCACAGTTAATGCTGCTGATGGTACTAGAGAAAACTATAATATTGCTGTAAGTTTTGGCGGAAGTGGAATCTACACATTGAGTGGATCGGATAGAAATGGAACTGTTAATGGAAGCAATCCTCCACTAGTATTCCAAGAAGGAGATACTGTAACATTTAGTGTAACTGCTTCTGGTCACCCATTTGAAATTCGTCTTGCTGATGGTGGAAGCGCCGTAAGTGATGGTAGTGTAACTGGTCAAGGTTCTTCGTCTGGTGATGTAGTCTGGACATTGAGAACATCATCTAGAGTCATCCCAATGGACTGGCCAGATCTAGAGGGAAGTTCTAATAACCAAGTCACCAACAACAATGCAGCATTCTCAAATCATGGCATCGGTGTATTGAGTGCTGCTGGTGGAACTATTTGTGGTTTTGCAAAAAAAGCAAATCTATATGCAATGTATTTGGTTTCTGGCGACAGTCCCACAGAATGCATCCAAGCTGCTATTGATTGGCACAATGCTAAACCAAACAATCCAGAAACGAACGTTCCCAATCCAACTATCTTAATTGCAGAATATCAATATCTACAAGATAGAAGAACTGCAATTCCCGTTGATTCTATTACTAGGATCAATAAAGCAGACGGGACTGCAGTCAACAGACCAAGTGACTCAACTTCTGCTAACAACACTGGGAATCCGTATTGGTATCAGTGTGCATCACACCCAAATATGAAGGGTACTATCACTGTCACTCCTAATACTTCGGCTACGGGTATTGTACAAAATACATTTAGCTACACTATCAATGTAACTTTTGGTGGAACTGGAATTTATAGTATGAGTGGCAATGATAGAAACGGAGTAGTTTCTGGAAACAATCCATCTATTAATATCAATGATGGAGATACTTTGACTTTTAATGTCAATGCATCTGGTCACCCATTCGAGATTAGATACAGTGATGGAGGACTTGCAGTAAATGATGGTAGTGTAACTGGACAAGGTTCTTCATCTGGTAATGTTGTTTTTAGTACATATCCATCTGGATGGAGATCAGATTTCAGTGAATTTGTAAAAGAGAATATTATTCCATGGAAAGTTTACAGTCCTGGTGACACAGAATACAAGTGGTGTGTAGTCATGCCAAGTCAGTCCGAATATAGTTCTTTAAAAACAGCATTGGATAATGCATGGAATGCTGGTATTGTTTGTATTAACGCTGCTGGAAATAATGGAGGAACTTATAACAAGCAGAATAGTCAGGATGATACAAGTCTCGATACTTATGCCACGCCAACCACCGAAGTCGATATTATAGGCATCAGTTATAATAACAACAATGTTGATTCAGTTACTTCGACAAGCACCTGGTATCCTTTTAGATCATATGGTCCACATGGAGTAGAGAGTAATATTGATGTTGCTGCTGGATATAATTCAGAAGATTATCCTGGACTAGACGGATACACAAATAGAGGACCAGGTATTGATATCGTTGGACTAGGTGCCAACACTTACACAGCATATCAATCTAGTTTTTATGGATCGTATAGATGGGGCATGTTCTCTGGAACTAGTTGTGCTACACCAACAGTTGTAGGAAAGGCAGCATGTATTATGGAGGAATACTTCTGGTATAACGGTGCTTGGCCAACACCAGATCAAACGAAAGAATTATTGCTAGGTAAAGCGGCAAACAAAGCTCGTGGGTTCCTCTCTGGTGGAACTAGTTTCTCCTGGTCTAATGTTCCTAGCGCAGGTGGTGCATCTTTGTCAAACGAGATCTCTTTTGGTAACTGCCAAATTGCAGGTGGTGGTGGCAATGGTGGATACAAGTATACAGAACTAACTGGCACTACACACTTGAGAGCATATTTTGATCCTCAAGACTGGCATCCCCATCCCTATAAAATGAGATCTAAACATCTCAATAGAAGACCTAGCGAAGCTCAATATAGTGGTCCAACATATCCTAGAACTAATAATGCCGTGGGTCGTCACCGTATGGAGTTACCAGATCTGACATAAATATAGATACTTGTTATATTCAAATGGATAATGCACAGTTGCGAGCTGAATTTGAAAAACAGTTTGCAGATTATGATCTGAAGATCAGAAAAGGTGAAGAAGAACTTGCCAAGATGCGCGAATATCGCACTAAACTAGAAGGCGGTTTGGAAGCACTCAACCTATTAGAACAGGGCACCGATGGCAGCGATACCAGTCAACATACTGATTGATAAAGGAGCAGACTTCGCAGTCACCTTTTTCATCACTAATAAAGATGGCACTCCACTAAACATGTCGGGGTACACTGGTGCTGCTGCCATGAAGAAGAGTTATTCAGCAACTACTTCAGTTCCATTTACTCTAGATTTTGTTAACAGAACTACAGGGGAAATTGCCCTGATGTTGACAGATACAGAAACTTTAGCATTGGATCGTAGAAGATATGTCTATGACATTGTTCTTACAGATCCTAATGGATATAAGACTAGAGTCATTATGGGAAATGCAGAAGTAAGTCCTGGAGTTTCCTGATGGCACAGTATAACGTCAGGGTTGGTAATAATGCATATCGTGTTGGTAAGCAATTACCATCACAACATAAGCTTGACGTAAACTATCAGATTCCGTCGAAGTCAGTACAGTATTCAAATCTTCTGATTGAATCACTAGCATCACAATTTGACGGGACACAAGATACATTCAACATCGTTGTTAATGGAGAACCTTACACTCCACTGAACGAGGAACAATTACTAATTTCCATTGGTGACACTGTACTGTCACCTGGAGTTGATTATATTGTTTCCAACGATCAGATTGTTTTTAACACACCACCATCTGCTGGTGTTCAATTTTTTGGAGTGGCATATGCTACTACCGCAGACTTAACCAGAACACTTAACTATGTCATAGACAGTGGTTCTTTCCCTATGGGGAATGGTCCAAAAGGAACTATGACAGTTGATGTCACTGGCATCATTGAGTCTTGGACTATCCTTGCAGATAGTGAAGGCAATATTGAAGTTGACATTGAGAAGTGTAGTTTTGACGATTTCCCCAACTTCCAATCTATCTGTGGTACTGAACGTCCTACACTGGGAGTCATAAATAGTAGTACGGCTAGAAAAAACAAAGATGATAGTCTGTCTACCTGGAACACCACGGTGAATGCGGGGGACATTTTCCAGTTCAAAGTGAACTATTCGATCAACATTTCACGATGCATGATCTCACTAAAACTGAAACTATAAATAGTATTCGATATAAATAAATTTACACCGAGAGATAAACACGGAGAGTTTACATGGCACTGCTAGTAACCGACAACGGTGAAATTGATTCTCTACGTAATCTGCTGAATGCAAACCAGGAGATTCCTAGAAATCTAATTCTTAAGTTGTTCTGCACAAACACTACTCCTACGGAGAGTGACACCCCATCCCAAACAAGATATTATGAGCCATACACCAACAATAACTCGTTGGGTTACGGTTCTGCACCTGTAACGGGATATCATCAAGTTCAAAATAACAGAACTGATCAAGATTATTCTAACCAGTATGGTATTCTTCTGAATGGCAATAACTGGTCAATCAACACCCTTTCTACTGCTGCAACCCAGGTTGCTGGTGACGGTACAACTGGTGAGTACCTAATCACTGTTGCTTCTAACACAGGCATCAAGAAAGGCGATTATGTTACTGGTGGTTCTGTCGGCACTGGTGCATACGTTGTAGATATCGATGGTCTAACTCTCCTCTTAAGTGTCAAGAACACTGGTACATTCACCGCACAAAACCTAGACTTCGGCGCTGGTAGAACGACTGCTTCCTATCCAGAGCAAACCTTCACCTTCACTGGTGCTGCTGGTGATGTCTATGGTTACATGCTTGTTCGTGCGAACAACATGCCTACTAGCATCCATGGTGTACTCGACGCTGGAACCGCTGCTGCTGGAACCACTATCAGCAAGACTGGAATCCGTGGTACTATCGGCAATGACTACATCGTTCTTGCTGCTATCACCAACACCACTACTGTTACTGGTACTTCTGGTGAGTTTGACATCACTGTCGGTGCTACAACTGGTCTCGCTCCTTATCAGCGCGTCACTGGTACTGGTATTGCTCCTGGTGCAAGAATCGTTGGCATCGCAGGAACCACTGTTTACCTAGACAAAGCAAACGTTGGTGCTGTATCTGGTAACGGTACATTCCAGACTGAAGTTGGCGAAGACCTCGCAGTCGGCATGGTAGTTTCCCAGACTGGTACTGCTGGTGTTCAGGGTGGTGCTCCTAACGGCATCGACGCTAACACTGTTATCACTGGTATCGATCACGTTACCTATGATGACGCTGGTGCAGTATTGGAAGGACAAGTCACTGTTTACCTGAACAATGCACTGATCGACAACATTCAGCCTTCTAACAACAATGACGAAGTTGAATTTGACTTCAGCAAGGTAACCGCAACTGCTCACGGTCTCGTCAAGGGCGACACCATCTACATCGATCAAGGTACTGCTAACACCACCACGACTGCTAGCACCTACACCGTATTCGATGTAATCGACGCTAATACCTTCACTACAACTCCTGCGCTTGACGGCACTGGATCTCTAACTCTTTACAGCGCAATCTTCTTCGCTGAAAGATTTACGAATGGTCCATACGCTATTCAAAACGCTGGTGACCAAATCAAAGTCACCTTGAACGTCAGCCTCGACTGATCTTCTGAAATTGAGTTTTACATTATGGGGGGATTGCTTCACTGGCGATCCCCCTATTTTTTTAACTTGGCTGTAGTCTATGGTATTCTCCTACGCTGGATCTGGAAGAATGCCCCAGTTCAATGCTGTTGAGGCACTGGGGTTAATTTCTTACAGCTATACAGCGGCGGTACTAAACGAGTTTATTAAATTAGATTTTGGTGCGGTTGGGCTCCCCTATTGGGTTATTGCAGACCACGCAAACAAAGTCATCGAAGATTATAAAGATGACCAGATAATCAATCTGACAGAGGGCGGCGGAGTCGTCAACACGTTTGATTACGGTAGCATCACAGAGCTACAAGCGGTAGCATCTGACGATTGGGGTCAGATTACTGATTCCTCTAACATCGAAGCGATGGGAAGAGTACACTTCACGTCGCTGTCCACCTGGTCTGTTATCAAGACCTGGGTTGGTTCTGGTACGGTATTCGAGTTCGGTGGATCCAGATACAGACTGGATGCTCCATACATCGTTTCTGGAACACTGTGGGTTGCTGGCGCTGCCAACGCTCATTATGTACCTGCGATTGCTGCGGAGGGACTACTACCCCTCCGTAGTGACACTAAAGTTGCTTATGCTCCTAACTGGAATGCATTCGGCACCCTGTTCAGCGGTAGCTTTGCTGGAGAGGCTGTCACCAAGGTATTCCCAGAGGATCCTGATTACACGATAAGACAAAGTTCACTCACCACGTTAACTGCTGCGGATCTGTCCAGCGGTTATGGTGCAGTATATGATGGATCTATATACGTGTCCAGCAGTGGATCTGGCACGGGAACACAGGGTGGATTTGCTGTAGGTCCACACGTCAGATTCGGCACATCCACCGATCCTGGAAGTTCTAGTAGCACATCCAGAAAAGTTGAATATGATCTAGACCTCACTGGTATTGAGGAGATCACCTTTAGACTCGTCATGGGTAATGGGTCTAATGGTGGTGAGACTCCAGACAGTAGTGAAGATCTATGGATGAGATACCTAGATACAGGTCTCTCCCTTAATGATGCATCTAGACAATTACTAGACAATGCAGAAACTACTTACACAACTCCTGGCGACAAGACAGTTACTGTCCCAGTAGAGGCAAGAAGACCTAATCAGACGATTAGAATTTACCAGTTAACATGGTCTGGTACATATGAATATGATCACTATGGATTCATATCTCTATCATATGGCAACGAAGTTGTTGTCGGTGGAGATGGTGATCAGCGCAATACTCTATTCAATGTTGTTGGTGATGCTAGTGTCAGCTTCAGACCTAACTGGGTTGGTTCTGGTGTCCTGTTCAGCTTCAGCACTACGGATATTTCTAGAACGTTCGACTACGTTGGTAGTGGAACGCTGTTCGGTCTATCGTCGGTAGATGAGGCAATCACCTGGGATTACAACAATTCCAGCATTGATTACTTTACATACGAAGACTTCGGATCGGTTGCAGAATCTCCAATCGATTCTATTACAATCCAATCGGTTGCAAACCAGACTATCGAGAGTCTGAAAGACGAGAGAATTCTCGATCTGGTCAACCCTGGATCTGGTTCTGGATCGTTCCTGGACTTCGGCAAGATTCTTACAGATGGATCTCAAGCTCCATCTACTGTTGGTCTCGACTGGGGTGAGATCCTTACAAATCAAACAGACTATCCATTCGGTCTGTTCCCAATCTTTGGCGAAGCAGATATCAAGTTCACTCCCAACTTTGTTGGTTCTGGTGGATTGTTTGCATTCGTCAGTGGTATTGGCAGAACAAAACCAAGATGGATTGCATACGTACAGATTGGTATCTCTGGTGCTGCGAAGACCAACTTCAGCTTGCTGCACATTGGTTCTGGATCTCTATTCAATCTCAACAATGCAGACGATAGCAGAGCGTATGCATATGACGGTTCTGGTGCCCTCTACGCCTTCTCTGGTGCCGCTGAAGCGTT